ACAGTAACGACGGATAAGAATTATACTTTAAGGGGACAGCCACAGTGGGAGGTTGCACTATAAATTCCACATCTTACCAAAAATTGTTAATAACTTTTTGAAATTAGTACGTTAGAAATTTTTTTTCCTGCGAGAATTATATTATATTTATAATATATAAATAATCAACCTAATTAAACAAAATGAACAATACAACTAAAGTTAGAGATCAATTATCACCAACATTCGCACATAACGAAAATACAATTGATATTAGAGATCCACATCTCATCACCATCAACAAAGAAAAGAAATTTATAATTACTGAGGCCTCAGATTTACAGGCTGCTGGTATTTCACCAAGAAGTCATTATCAAGCAATTGGTGGTGCTACCTTTTATATCTGGATGTACTCACCCAAACTTTCCACTACGATTCCCTTCAAATTTATAAGAAATATAAAAAACTCTGATGGTGATGTTGGGGCTGCTGTTTTTGTGGCTGACTTCCCATCAATTTGGAACAAAACACAAGCTTTGGCTAGAGAACTTACAAATGGCTGGGAGCTACATATTTTAAACGACTAAAAAACTAAATGATGACCTTATTAGAAGCTATATTAGAAGAAATGGATAGGCTAGGCCTAGACAATGCAACAGGTATAAATGTCTGTGAACTTATTGATAGACACAACATAGAAGTTGCCCCATTACTCGATATAAATGGAAATGATGTTCAGGATGACTTCATACGGACATGGAGAGAAAATCAATAAAAATAATTAAAAATAGTACGTTAGAAATTTTTTTTCTTCAAGAAAAATGTTTATATTAGTACTATACTAATCAACCAATTTAAACATGATCAAAACGTTAATAAAACACTTCAAAGAAAATCCAAAAGAAGCTATTTTGGAAACTTTAACAGCACTTCTTATTTTTGTAACTGGCTATGCAATGCTATTATTTGCAGCCATTTTAAATGGAAATGCATGAGGTATAAAGTAGAAGGTGGAATGATTCCACCAGCCATAGCAAATATTTCTGGAAAACACTATATTGTTCCATTTTGGATTGAGGTAGATTCAACTACAACATTAGATGATATTGACTGGAAAAAGGATGAATCATACACAATAACTAGAGAAGTAATTGCAACTTTTCCAAGCTCTTCTTCACCTGATATAACATATAAGGTAGAAAAAACTTCAAAGGGAGATCTTTATTGTGATTGTCCTGGATTTGTATTCAAAAAGAAATGTAAACATACTAAACAAACAACCAATGCCTAGCTTAGAAAAAAACTTAGATAAACTACAGAATTTTGTGGATGAGTTGCAATCAACTTCATCTTCAAACAAGAAAAAAGAAACTTTAAAGAAGTACTCAAATGACTACTTCATCAAAACGGTTTTACGTTACACATTTGATTCATTCAAAAAGTATAATGTAACTCCAGGCCTACTCAAAAAAAGACTTGATCTTTGTGAGAATCCTGGCTATCATGACCTATTTTACCTACTAGATGCTCTTGATAAAAGAACCATCACAGGCCATAGTGCTGTCGCCGCAGTGAATGGCTTTATTGATCCATTGGTGGATAATCACAAGGAACTTATTTACAATATCATTGATCGGAATATTAAAGGTAGGGTTTCAACTTCCTTAATTAATAAAGTAATTCCTGGCTTAATTCCCACATTTGATGTGGCATTGGCTGACAAATATGATCCTAAATATGTTGACTTTGAAAACGAAATATGGTTTGCAAGTAGGAAATTGGATGGCGTTAGATGTGTCGTCATAGTTGATGCAAAAGGTAAAGCAACTTCTTGGTCAAGACAAGGAAAGCAATTTGATACTCTTTCCAAAGTGGAAATAGAATTAGAAAAATTAAATGCTAAAAATGTAGTATTTGATGGGGAACTTTGCTTAATGAATGAAGATGGCACAGATGACTTTCAAGGAGTTATGAAGCAAATAAGAAAGAAAGATCACACAATTGAAAATCCAAAATTCAAGATTTTTGATATGATCTCACTAGAAGAATTCAATAATGCCAAGGGAGGTAGAAGGAACTTGAGTGAAAGACTTGAGTATGTAAATAGCATTCTTATTAATCCTATTTACACAAATTACATTGAAGTACTTGATCAAGAATTAGTTACTTCAGAAGATATTTTTAACAAATGGTCTAAATTAGCTAGTGATAATAATTGGGAAGGCTTTATGCTTAGAAAAGATGCTCCTTACAAAGGTAAGAGATCTAGAGACCTCTTAAAGGTTAAGACAATGCATGATGCTGAATATAAAGTTGTTGATGCAACTTTTGGTCCATTTAGACATGTAGTTGATGGAAAAGAAATTGAATCAATAGTTCTTTCTGCAGTTATTATAGAACATAAAGGCAATAAGGTGAATGTAGGCTCAGGCTTTTCATTTGCTCAAAGACAATTATATGTTCAACAACCAGAAGACATAATTGGTAAAACAATCACAGTTCAATATTTTGAAGAATCACAAAATCAAGACGGAGAATTTTCATTAAGATTCCCTGTTGTTAAATGTATATATGAAAATGGCAGAGATGTCTAAATAAATTATTATGGAAAACAGTTACACAAAGTGGCTTGAACTTCAAGAAGAGGAGAAAGAGCTAAAAGAAAAAATCGATGAGGCTATTAATGCCCAACAAGCAAAAGTTATGACACCCTTTCAATGGAATGATTTTATGGAATACCCCAATGGAGAATTTGTTCCAAAGATGATGAAGGAGTATGCAGAATATTATCTGACATATTTTAAAAGATCTTCCAGCTTAATTCAAACAGACCCTCAAGGTCATAGAAGTATATAGTTATGGATAGTTTAGAAAGAGAAAAGCGCATAATTGAGTTTAGAAAGCTCAAGAAAAAGATATTAAAAATCTTTCCAGATGCCAAAACAGAAGTTATTGGTGATACTTATTATGTAAGTGATGGGAATGGAAGAAGACTTATTCCTGAGTATTTAATGATACCGAATTCGGGATGTGTCTATGATGCTTGGTTTCATGCCGTAAAGGGTATATGGTACCACGGTATTTTAGAGAGAAACAGAAGAAGATTCTCAGATGAAAAGGTAATGAAAAAAAGATTGTAAAAGATTTTTTTTCTTGCAATAAATTTATTATATTTAAACTAATACAAATTTCTTATGAAAAAGAAAAAGCATACATACAAACTAGGAGACGTTTTAAAAATAAAATTCTTTGATGGATCAATCCATACTGGTGAGGTTACGAAGTTAGAATATATGGGAGAAAGAGTTGGAAGCCCCAACTATCAATTACCCACATATACAGTATCTTCAAAAAATCATAAAGGAAATAAAAGACCGTATACTCACTATACTGGGATGACAGATGAAAGGGTTTTAGAAGCAAATGGTTCAGCAAAAGAACCTTTATATAAGAAGCTTTCTACTACTAAGAAGGCTCCTGTTAGAAGAGGTTTTAAAGTAAGCACAAAGTCTGAATTAGATTTAGCAATTGAAAAACAAAAGGACTTTTTGAGAGGAAATGTCTAACTTTGTAGATGAATATTATATTTATATTAAATTAAAAAAACAAAATAAATTATGGGAATTAATAGTGGTTATATTTTAGGAGCTTCAGACAAGGCTACTGAAAGACTTACAAAAAGACACGGAAAAAATTATGTAACAATTGATTTTGAACTTACAGATAATTATAATTACGATGATTATCACAGCTCACAGCCAATAGGTAAACTTGTTGTTGGAAACAGACAAATAAGTCTATCATTTGGTGAAATTTCAAAGGTTATGGAAACATTGGAGGATGCTAGAGTTTCATTCAAAACAAGATATAGACTTGGCCTCCACAAATAGCAATTAACAATTAACAATTAAAAATTAAACTTCTTCATCCTGAGAAGGTACAGCTTGGGATTCAACACTTACCCTAGCTCATGCATTTAAGTATGGGCAGACTAAAAAAGTGTTTAATGGGATGATTGGGTAAGTTGTTGACTCACACTCACACAGCTAAAAGCAAAAGCTAAAGCTAAAAGCTAAAGCTAAAAGCTAAATAGCTTAAAGTTAATATTTTTAAAAGTTACTTAATATTTATAGTATATGTTAGTATTAAATGAAATAGTAAATGTTGATCAAATTAGATCTATTATAGAGAATTTCTCTGGAGAGAAACAACTATTAGAACTTAAAATGTATTTTCTGCAATATCATAATGAATTAAAAGAAATAGGAATTGACCCTTCTAATTTAGCATGGCAGATATACTCTAGGGAGTTAAGCCTGAATGAAAAATCTAATTGAAATAAAATTAGAAAATATTGATAATTTATTTTCAAAAAAGTTTTGGCAAAATAAACATATTGATATGTCATCACACTTTTATGAAACATCATCATTAGATGATATATTCAATGATGTGTATTCTTCTATAGAACAAGACCTAACTACTCTCAGCAAATCATTATATGATCAAATTTGGGATTCAATTTCTGAAAGAGATAAAATTGAATTATTTCAAGGAGATAAAAAACAATTTTATTTTTGGATAGATGGTCTTAATAAAGATGCATTTGCTGATTATTATAGTAAATTATTAGATGGCTATACTTTAATGGAGATAATTGAGCAGGACTTAAAAAGTAATACTTCAAAATATACTGACTATATTGATGAACAAATAGAGCTATTATATAAAAGACACTCCAGAGACAATATTGTTACAGTATTTAGAACAAATAATCATTTAGTAGTTTCTAGTACTAATAAAGAAAATCTAAATGATACAAAAATGGACCTATTTAACTCAGGATATATTATTTATCATACACGCTCTAAAAGAATTGAGAACAAAAAGTTATATTCTTTAGTATACCCCTTAGAAGATAATCAATTTCTAAATCCTATTTGCCTTAGTTAAACCTGACACTTTGTCATATACGCGTGTCATTTTGACAGGTATTTATAATTGGTACGATATTTAACGTATATACATTATAAACAAATTAATTCACTAAAAAAAGAAAAAAGGAAAAAAAGAATTATGAAAAAATATTTAAACGGTGGATATCCCACAACACTTGGAAGCTTATTCAATACAGTATTTGATGAGTTTGATACAATTTTAAAACCTACAGTATACTTCAATGATTGGGCTCCAGTAAAGTATGAAAAATTCAATGAAGATGACAAAGAAATCAATCTAGAATTAGACATACCAGGTTTCGAAAAAGAAGATATTAATATTGAATTTAAAGAACAAGATCATTCTGGCTATCACAGGGTTTTAGTAACAGCTAAAAATTCAAAGAGGGAATTTAATAGAACTATTTTAACGCCTACAAATTTTGAATCTGATAAAATAGAAGCTTCTTACAGAAATGGTGTGCTAAAAATATCTGCACCACGATCCACCAAATCAAAAAGTACAAAGTCAATTAAAATTACAGATTAATTAAGGTTATATCTCTTTTGTGTTTTAATTTAATAGGGAGTAAGCTTCATGCGCTCCCTATTTTTTTCGATAACTTTATATATTTATATGCAGCAACAACTACAAATAATAGGTGGTCACATGTACAAGATCAAACGAAGGATCAAAATTGATCATAATCCCGTCATCGAAACTTGGAAAGAACATCTACGTTGTGACAAAGTCTTTATGAATAAAAAAGAGGGATACTATTATTTTTGTGAATTGGTACCTGAAGCAGAAATTATCGAGGAAACAAAAACTTGAAGAAATTATTCCCATATATTATAGCACTATCAGCACTTTCCGTATCAGGGTCTGCAGCTTTTTACTCCGTCTACGGTTTAAGTAAGCTATTTGCAGGAGCAACAACACAGGTTATTATAATGGCAGGCTCATTAGAGGTTGCCAAATTAGTAGTAGCATCTTTATTATATCAATATTGGGGTACAATTAATAAATGGCTAAGAACTTATTTGGCTATTGCATGCTTTGTCCTTATGGTAATAACATCTGGTGGCATTTATGGATTTTTATCTGCAGCTTACCAAACAACTGCAAATCAGTCTGAAATAGTTGAGAAAGAGTTAATAGTTATTGAAATGAAAAGAGCTAGATTTAATGAAACAAGAAATGATTTAAAACTAGAAAAGAAACAAATGTTTGCTTCAGTGACTGAACTTAGAAAGTCTTTAGCTAATCCCCACCAAATACAATATATTGATAGAGAATCTGGTCAACTAATAACCACATCATCATCAAGTGCAAGGAGAGCTCTTAAAAAAGAATTAGAAGCTTCAGTATTAGACCTGCATGAAGTAAATTTAAAATTAGAAGCAACAACAGACAGTGTTACGCAGTTAGATATTGCAGTCCTAAATAAGGAAAGTGTAAATGAGGCTAAGACAGAACTTGGGCCATTAGTTTTCATATCTGAACTTACAGGCTATCCCATGAATAAAATAATTAATTGGCTTTTGCTATTAATAATATTTGTATTTGATCCGTTAGCTATAGCACTAGTAGTCGCAGCTAATTTTGCACTCTCAAAAGGTAAGAAGAATGAAGAAATAAAAGAAGAATATCCTCCAGATGACCTTACGTTTGAATGTTCTGTCCCTGAGGGAAAGGAGTTTAATACACCCTATCCTTTAAGTGACATAATGAAGGAGCCAACCATTGATGAGAGTAAAAATATATACGGCGATACAGAAATAAAAGTAGATTTGGATGGAGATGGAAATGCAGATATCATTTTAAAAGATACGGATGGAGATGGAAAGGTGGATAAAATAATCCAAGCTCCACAACCTAAGAAACAACATGATGGAAGGACAGGTGGAGTCAGACCACTACCACAAAAAAAGCCATAATAAAAGTTATTAAAAATTTTTTTTCTTCAAGAATTTTTATTATATTTAAAGGTAACAAATGCCAAAGAAAAAAACTAAAAAAGATTTAGACTTATCCCAATATTCTGAAAAGAACCCTGTTCCTACTGAATATTTTCGTGAATGGAAGATGGGAACAAGGTGGAATGAAAAAAGTTACGGATGGTATCTTGAATGTAAAATATGTGGCCAAATGCAAAGGACTAGTTATACTGCTCATTGGGTTATTTGTTCAACATGCGTAAATGAAAGTATACCATGGGAAGATACACTTCCAAAAGCAATGCTTAAAGAAAAAAATAGATATAAACAAAGGCCACAAGGTTGGCACTTCATGAAGGAGTATGTTGACAACGAAGGCAATGTATTTCATAAGGGGAAAGAGCAACCTGATCTTAAAGGTACAAAAGAGCCAACAATAATAATAAAAAAGCCTAAGCTTTCAAAAAGAGAAAAGGAAGAGCTAAGACATACACTAGCAAAAGAAGTCTATGAGCTTAAGCAAAAACTTAAAAAGGCTAGATGGAAAAAAGATAAAACTGCCATTGAAAGAGAAATAAAAAGAAAGCAAAGAGGAATGAAATAATTATGAATTTAATTACAAATGACATTGAATCTTTAAAGGCAAAAACTAAGAAGATTAAAAAAGATGAGGTAGCACCAGCCCTAAGAGACTTAATACAAGTCTTAAGAGAAAACCCAGCAGGCTATAATATTGCAGGACCTCAAATAGGAATAAAAAAGAATATAATCTTTATAAATGTTGTAAAGCCTATTATCTTAATTAACCCTAAAATAGTAGATACAAAATATAGCATCCCATATATTGAAAGCTGCATTTCATTCCCCCAAAGACTCTTCGAAACAAAAAGATTTGCTTATATTGAAATAGAAGCTGAAAATTTTAAAAATAAATTAAAATTTGGGATAAAAGAAGAACATAAAGATATGTTGGATAATGTTGCTAGTTATGCTCATCCTATGATACATGAATGTGTAGCCATACAACAATCAATTGACTATTTGAATGGCATAGTTCCTCATGACAGAATTTATGTGGAAAAAGGCATTGAAGGTAAAACAATTAATATTTCAAAGGGTGACAAAACTAAAAAGATCAAGCTTAAAAAGTTGCAAGACTTTGAAAAAATGGGCTGGACTCAAAATTCAAATTAATCAATGAAGATAAATAAAGGTTTATATGACGAAGCTTCATCGGACAAAATAACTCACATAGTAGAGCCTGATGAAGACAAATTAAAAAATGTATATAAAGAAATAGACTATGCCTTAGACCTCGATGATAGCATAATTTATTTAGTTGGAGAAATTGGTGACTATAGTCTTTATGACATTATGACAAGAGTTCGAATCATTATCAAAAATAGAAATGAAAAGGATAAGTCTCCTATCAATTTAATAATAAATTCTCAGGGTGGTGACCTATATGAAATGATGGGAATAATTGATTATATAAAAAGCTTAGAGGTAAAAGTAAATACAATATGCAGAGGAAGTGCAATGTCTGCAGCTGCAGTTGTGCTAGCATGTGGAACAGGAGAAAGAGTCGCAAGTAAACATTCAACAATAATGTTTCATGAAGCTAGCTCTTTCAATATGGGTAAACAATCTGACATAAAGGCAAATGTAAAGCATGTGGATACAGTTGAGAATATGACAAATAAATTATTAGCAGAAAAAACAAAAAAAGAAGCTTCCTGGTGGAAAGAAAATCAAAGAGTTGATATGTACATAACCGCTCAGGAAGCCCTAGAATTAGGTGTAATTGATCAAATAATATAAAAATAAAAATTATGAATTTAACAGCAGAACAAATAAAAGAAAATTGGGAAAAATTAATTAAAATAATAGAAGGTAATTTCACTGGAGAGAGAAAAGAAAATCTTTTAAAGATGTATGAATTCTTTGAGGATAGGATGCTGATGGCTCCGGCATCTGGACTAGTACATTACCATAATGCATTTCCGGGTGGCTATGTAGACCATGTAATTAGAGTTATTGAAGGAGCTCTTAATTTGTATGACCTATGGGAAGCCATGGGCTCAACATTCAATTATAGTAAAGAAGAATTAGTATTTAGTGCTCTTAATCACGACTTAGGAAAAGTGGGAGATATTGACAATGACTATTATGTTCCGGAGACAAATGAATGGCAAATTAAAAATAGGGGTATAGTTTACATGCCAAATAAACATATAATAAATATGGCAGTTCCAGATAGATCATTATGGCTTTTACAGCATTTTAATATTAAATATTCTCAAAATGAGATGATTGCAATTATGATACATGATGGAATGTATGATGAAAGCAATGCAAAGTATTTTAAGACTTGGGGACCAGAAAAGACACTAAAAACAAATTTACCAATATTGCTCCACCATGCTGATCACATGGCAACTAGAATTGAGTATGAAAAGTGGAAAGAAGATGTTCCAGCACAAATAAAAAACCATACTCAAAAAATAAAAAGAATGCCAACCAAAATAAAATCTTCAAATAAAAATATTAATGCAACAAAATTATTTGATGATCTTTTTAACGAATAGGGAATAATATGACAACATTTTTAGTTATAACAATAATAGTGTTAAAGGTTTTATTAGTATGCGCAATATATGCAATAAAAGGCCTCACAAAACAATCTGAGGTTCTTGAAGAATCAAACGAACAATATGCAGAATGGTACCTTAATTTTAAAAAAGAAATTGATACTGCTGCTTCACAACTTAGGCAAATAGATAGAAAGGGCTCATTCGAGGCCGATGATGAAATTGGATTTATGTTTAAAGAGATTAAAAAAATACAGGGAAGATTAAATGAATATTTTAGTTAACACTACGGGCTCAGCAATAGAAGATTTCTATAGCTGGTTGGAACAAGATAGATTAGCACAAGAAGCAGAGTTAGCATTAAAGAAAAAGAAAAGGGGAAGAAAGCCAAAAAATAAGATGTATTTTACCCCCACTACTGAACAAGCTATAATTGCATATAATGATACTAATGCAGAAAAGACATCAGATAGAAACAAGCTTTATAATGACCATATTAGATATGCATTTTATAAATTGGCAGAAAATATGATCCACACATTTAAATTTTACTATTTTCAAGACTCAGTTGAAGAAGTAAAACATGAGGTTATAGCTCACTTGATAGAAAAAATGCCAAAATTTCAAAAAGGAAAAGGAAAGGCTTTTTCTTACTTCGGCCAAATTGCAAAAAATTATCTTATATTTCATAATAACAATAACTATAAAAATTTAAAAAAAATGGCTCAAATGAAAGACTTTGAGAGAGGAACGGCATCTTCAGATGAGTATTATAAAACTGATATGCGTGAACAAACCTATGATTTTATGAATATGTTTGTAGACTATTGCTATAAAAATCTTGATAAGTTATTTACAAATGATAGAGACAAAAGAGTTGCAGATGCAATTTTAATTATTTTTGCAAAAAGAGATAACATAGAAAACTTTAATAAAAAGGCCTTATACCTTATGATTAGAGAAATGACTGATGTAAAGACTCAATATATAACTAGGGTAGTCAACATTCTTAAGCAAATATATTTTGATCTTTATTCTAAGTTTGAACGTTCAGGTCGCATTAATTAATTTTTGACTATTTAGATATTTATACATATAGGAGTATAGATATGTTTGATGAATTAGAAATTTTTAAAGGAAAAAGCTTTTCAGACCTGTTAAAAGACATCTACAAAAATTCTGCAGAAAAAGAAAAGCAAATCAAAATCCTTATTGGAGAGCTAAAACCGCTCATAAAAAATATTGGTGACGCAACTATAATTGTGCCACTAATAAAAGAGTATATGGAAATTGGAGTAAAAAATGATGAGCAATTAGTCAAGATGGCTGCAGTTGTTCAACGAGCAGTTGCCGCAAACAAAAATTCTGATTCAAGTGAGTTCTCACTCAGTGATGAAGAAAAGAAGCAACTATTAGATGAGATAAATAAGTTCGAAGATAACGAGTTTGATAAGAACTTAGAATCAACTTTAAATAAAGCAGACGAGGTAATAAAAAATGGCTAATCCAAATTTATCATCATTATATAGTAATATACTTTCAAATGCTCCGAAAGATTATGCAAGGGGTGCTCGCCAAGAAACAATGGAGGTAGCAGAGGTTGTTGATGTTATTTTAGATGAAAATCACGAATTTGCAAATGATGATCCAACAAATATTGGAATGGTTCAGGTAAGAAGAGTTATATCTGATAAAAATAAAAAGCAATCAGAATTAGGATGGTGTAGACCACTTTGGCCAAATGGCCAGTCGATACCTTTAATACATGAAATGGTAATTGCAATAATGGGCCCAAAAAACTCCTCGGGCATTAATTATGCAGCAACAAGACCTTATTATATTGGACCTATTGGTATATGGGGATTAGAAAATTATAACCCGCTGCCGGGAACAGGAGTTGATTTATCGGTACTAGCTGACTTAGATAGTAATGCTAAAAAATATGCTAGCTTTACTGGGAATTCAAATCCAGGTGAAACCGTAAGCGAAGACTTAGAATTTGGAAAAACATTTGAGGCAAAGCCAGGAGTACAAAGAGCTCGACCATTTGAAGGTGATAGACTTTTTGAAGGAAGGTGGGGCCAATCATTTAGATTCACAAGCAAAATTGCAGAGGGTGAACCTTCTGCATTTCATCCAAATACTTGGTCAACAAGGGGAGCTAGTGGAGACCCACTTATTATAATTAGAAATGGAGAGGCTGATGATGCTGACCCAGAAAAATCTTTTGTTGAAGACATAAATAAAGACCCATCTTCAATTTGGATAACTTCTACTCAATTAATTAACTTAGACTTAGCTAGCTGGAATTTTAAAAGTTATGGTATGGCATTAGAAGGTTCTGAATTTTGTGCTCAAAAGGCTGGTGATAATCCAGAAACTTATGTTCCAAAAATGCCAAATAACTATGGAGGTGATGATAAAGCACAATTATTAATAAAGTCTGATAGAGTAATAATTCAAGCAGGAGAAGGAAGAGACAAAGAGGTTGGAGATTCCATCTTTTTAAATGCTAAAAAGTCAATAAGTCTTTCCGGCAAAGGATCAATACACTTGGACTCGGATGGCCCAGTTATAGTTAATAGTGGAGATCAAATCCATCTTGGATTGGGTTCATTAGAACCAGCCGTATTAGGAGATCAATTAACAAATTTTATGACTGAATTTTTGACAGGCTTGATGGCTGGGGATCTAGCAACTCCAGTTGGTATAGGATTATTTGGCCCTGGGGCACAACAAACATTTAGTGATTTATTAGCAAAATTGCAACCAGAAGCACCCGGAAACTTTCTATGTAAAAAAGTAAAGGTTGAATAATGCCTATAATATGGAAAAACTCTTTTACAATTCAGTTTATAATTGCTTGCCTAATGGGTAGAGTAAAAAGCCCACAAACATTTGCAAGGGTGATGGCTGAAAAATATGATTTATCCATAAAGTCTGGATTTG